GGTAGAGTGGATTAACTTTGCAAAGCCGCCCCGTGAGGGCATTCGTCCTTCGGTTATCGAGTACCCCGACCGTGCCGAAGTTACGTGGCCGCTCAAAGGCGGAAGAGCCTTTGACCGCGTTCCTTTGCCGGGGTACGTTCCCGCTACGTTTGGGGGCACAGTAGTCGCTCCGGTTCCGGTACAGCCACTCCCGCAGCCTACACCAGGCGGCCCCGCAGTGGACGAGGAAGCCCGCCAGTACACCACGGCGGTCAAAAAGGAATTGAAGGCCGACGTAGCCGCCCTGGATAAGCGCCTGGGCGCGCTAGAGGCTCGCCCAACGACTTCTGTGGCTGGGATTAGCCGAGACGAGAGCTGGCAGTTGGCCCGCGATAGTGTGTACTTCGACGTACAGCGGCCAGATAGCGGCATTCGTGCGGAGATTGCGAAGCTTATTGACGCTCGCCCAGCGCCGACCGACCGAAACGGTTTGAAGGCCCTCGTGCGCGAGGTGTTGCTAGAACTGCTGGCCGATTAAGGCGGCATTTCAGACAAGTTCCCCTCGTTAGGGGACTTTGGTTCGGCGGCCACTAATGCCGCCGCCTGCGCAGCGACACGCGCTAGAGTGTCGCAAGACCGCCCCGCGCTCGCCGATATTGTGGACGTGATCACCCCTTATCGGCGGAGCTTCGCGGGGCGGTCTTTGCATTAAATGCAGAGGCTAGAGGAGGCTTCGCGTGGCCCGCAACAATACACGGGCGCGTAAAGAGGGGGCCGGACGGGTCGCCGCCTCTGGCGACGCGCAGGCTCCTAGCGCAATTATTAAAAAGACCTTGGCGGAAGCGCTGGTAGCGGGCTACGAAAATCCGGCACAGTTTTGCAGGGACTTTCTCGATTTTAGTCCCTACCCCGAGCAAGAGAAGTTTTTGCTGGCGTCACGCGACTGCGTGGAAAGCAATCTGGCGGGCGGCAACCGCGTTGGGAAGTCAGCCCTGGCCGGGGCGATTTTGTTGTGGCGGGCGTTCTACCGCTATATCTCTACGGTGACGCGCCCCGATTTGGTTAGCCCTCACGTTACCTACAAAGCGGTAGCAACTTCACTAACGGCAGACCAAGCAAAATTGAGTTGGAATTACGCATACACCTACGCGAATAACAGCCCCCGGTTTAAGCCCTTTATCGCGGACGTTGTGCATAGTCCGTTCCCGACAATGCGCCTGTCTGTGCCGCAAGTTTCTGGGGGCTACGCGACGAGCGAGATTTGGGCACGGTCGCTCGCAAAGAACGGCCTGTATCTTCTCGGTCACTCCCTGAGTTTCGTTCTTATGGACGAATACGCTTTTATTAAGGGAGCTGACGTAATCGAAGATGAGGTTGTGCGTATGCGGTTGGCCGACCAGGGCGGCAATCTAATGCGGCTGTCGTCGCCCAACGGCAAAAACCACTTCTACGCCAAGTTTCAGAGCGGCATCGGCAACGCGCACACCTACTCACAGGCAATTCCTACGACGGCTAACCCCTACGTCAGCAAGGCGTATATTGAGGAGATGAAGCGGCTGATGCTGCCGGAGTATTACCGGCAAAACGTTCTGTGTGAATGGGTTTCGTTAAGCGACTTCTTCAAAACAGAACACATTCAAGCGCTTTACGCCGAGCAAGAGTACGAACTTCCGATGCCGCCCGTCACAAAAGGCGAATACGTATTAGGGGCCGACCTGGGCGCAATGCGCGACCCTACGGTTGTGTTTGTGCTTCGAGTAGACGTAACCCCGGCGCAGCTCGTCTACGTAATGACTGTTAAGAACGGCTCCTGGGCATCAAGTCGTGAAGCGGTACGCGCCGCGTACCAACGCTACGGGCCGGTCTCCTCGGTAATCGACGCTACGGGTGTTGGTGCCCCGGTAGCGCAACAGCTTATTGAAGAGGACGGCTTTCAAAACACAGAGGCGTTTGTATTTAGTTCTGCATCAAAGCCCGAGGTATTGACGGCGTTGCAGGACGCAGTGCAGCGCCGGTCGCTCGTTTTTCCCTTCACCACCGATACCCGAGAACTTGTCAACCAAATGGGCTTCTACCGACTGGACGACAAGAGAATTGCGCAGGACTTTGTAATAGCACTCGCGCTGGTAAATCGCGCCCGAGAGCGTGCTAAAAAACAGAATGCTATGGAGACGATGATCCCCGACGATTTGCAGATTGTACCTGTTTGGGGAACAAACAAAGTGCCCCTCGATTTGCTGTTGCCGGAGGACGAAGCGTTTAGTGGTGGTATTCGTTTTCGTCACGAAGCAGACGGCACATTTACCCTGGCAGAGTAGGAGCTACAATGGGTTTTTTGGACGGGCTTTTTGGAAGAACGATGACGGAGGCCAACAGCCCAAAACCCGAGCTGCCCGAAACGAAAACAGACGCGACCGGCTACGGGAACCAAATTGACCCGCTTAGTCAAAGCGACCGTAAAGACGTAGCGGCGGTAGTACAGGCAGCGCAGCAAACCTTGCAAGCGCGGGGGCGAGCGGCCAGGTATACGGTCTTCGATGAAATGGACGTTGAAGACGTAGCGGCTATGCTGGACGCCGTGGTAGACGCCGCCGTTACGTTTGAAGACGTTTCGACCGGGCGCGGCTTTAAGGTAGAGGCTGACGACGCGACAATTCAAACGCTGCTGGACGAGGCCGTCAAGCGAGCCAGATTAAAGCCGCTGGTAGACGAGATTGCAAGAGACGTACTGAAATATGGGGACGCTTTTGTAGAGCCGGTGTTTGACCGGGGACTGCTGGTGTGGGCACAAACATACCGCCCCTCCGAGATTTTTGTGACCCGCGACGACAAAGGCCGCCTTACTGTCGGGAAAGACGCGGACGGCTTTTTTGCAGCGTATCAGCAGAAGCGCCAAGGGTCTGTTGTCGCCGGTTGGCAGCCTTGGGAAATGGTTCACTTCAAACTAGTACCGTCTCGTAAGTTGATCTACAGCGCTAAGAGCTTGCTTGACCCCGTAGTACCCGCGTGGCGCAAGCTACAGCTCGTAGAACAGGGTATGGTGGTGGCGCGTGTAACGCGAGCCTACCCGAGAAAAACGCACTACGTTGATATGACCGGCAAAGACAGGAACGAGCAGGAAACTACGCTTCGGGCCTATATCAATCGGCTTACCAACCGGGTTATGGGCCGCCGCCCCACCGACACAAATACAAACCTGCCCACGGTAGACGTTTCGGAGGACTTGTACGTTGCGACCGGCTACACGACTGGCCCGGACGGAAAGCCGTACCCGAAGCTGAACAAAGTCGAAGTAGACGATCCCGCGATTGCCGGTTTGGCTGAGTTGGGCGACGTACACTACCTTCGGGCGAAAGTGTTTTCCACCGTTCCTTCGGATACGGTGGGGATTAAGCGAAATACCACCGCCGATGCAGACAGTCAGGATCTTGCGTATACGCGAATGCTGCGGCGGCTGCAAATTCAGCTCGAAGAAGGGCTTCGCGGTATTCTGGATCAAGTTCTTTTGTCCGCCGGAAAACTACCTTCAAAGACACCGTATCGAATTGTGCTACCGGCAGTAGATATTAAAGCAAGCTGGCGGTTCGCAGACGCTCGCTTTCGCGCCTCCCTTACGCTGCGCAACTACCTGGAAACCGGGGCTATTTCTCGGCGCTGGGCGGTAAAGCAGGCATTTAACATCAGCGACCGCGAAGTAGACGCTATTTGGGATCAGGTAGCCGAAGAGGCAGCCAATCCTATTTTCCAGGTTGTGTTGGCCCCCGCAAGAAACGGCCAAGGGTCAGTAATGCCTACAACAGACGACCCTGACGGGGACGGGGAGACAGATACCGTACCTAGTGCGGCTGCGGTTATTCCGGCCACCGGGGCCGACCCGACAAAGCCGGGGACTACGAAAAACGGTATAAGTCGCGGTACTGACCTGGGTAAGACACTCAGAGGCAGTAACAGCGGCGGAGCGGGCTAAAAAGTCTCACACAAACCAACGCAAGGGCTATTCCTGCGTATACGGCCCGCGTCCCTGAGTTCTGCATTAAACGCAGTTCTCAAACGCGGGCCTTTCTATTGGAGCTGACTATGACGAAGCTACGGGCAGGCCGGTCTGATTTGCCTGCCCCTTTTATTGAGCAGCGCGTTAGCCTTGCCAAAGTAGTTGAACAGCAAGACGACGGTACTCTTGTCTTTGAAGCCGTTGTATCCGAGACGGATTACGTCAACGAAAACAGGCGGATATACCCGTTGGAAGTTCTTTGGCCCGCCTTTGAACGGCTGAAACTGCGGCTGGAAAACCACCCCGGCGCGGTAGACCACCCGGATTATGTTGCCCCGGTAAGTGTGGACGACCTGGGTATTTTCTGGCTGGACTTCTGGCGCGAGGGTAACTTGATTGTCGGTCGGGGGCGCATTATCCCAACGGTGAAGGGAAACAACCTTCGAGCCGTTATCGAGGCGGGCGTCTCAGTGGGCTTTTCAACCCGTGGCTACGGCGAAGCCGAGGAAGAAACCCGAAACGGGCGCACCGTTTCGGTTATGCGCAAGTTTGATTTTGAGCCGGACGGGTCGATTGACGCGGTTGTGCGCCCCTCAGTGCGCCACGCGAGAACCCGTACCTACCGTAAGGAGAGCGAAGACTTGGACATTGAGACGCTGACCGCTGAGCGCGACGAACTGCGTCAGAAGCTCGAAGCTGCCGAGGCCGCCGCACAGGCCGCCCACGAGAAGGCAACCGCAGCGGAGGGCCGCGCAGCCCAGGCAGAAAGCAAGCTGACGGAAGCCGACGAGCGCCTGACCGCCCTAGAGAATGAGGCTTTGACGCTTCGACTGGAGGCGGCAAAGGTTGCCCTGGAAAACAAGATTACTGGCCTGATTGGCGAGCACCGCTTTGCGGCCACTATTCGCGGTGAGCTTGCGGAGCTGCGCACTGCCGGGGTGGTAGTTACTGCGGAGAACGCCGAGGCAATTGTGGGTCGCCTGAAAAATCTGGTGGAAAGTTCGGCTACAGCGTCCGCCGAGGGCGCGCCGCGTGGCGTGTTGGCAAACGACGAGGACAGCCCCGCCGAAACCCCCAACTCGCAGCCGGGTAGCGGCTTTTTGACGGAAGAGCAGCAGGCCGACCTGCGGGCAATGGGTCTGTAATTTTTGAAACAGTTCGGGCCGAGCGCGGCCCTTTAAGGAGTGTTGGTTACTAATGGAAGAGCAGTTTCGGCCCGCCGCTGTAGAAGCATTTGAGCGTTCGCTGGTTGAACAGAACGCACCCCTCATTGAGAGCTGGAAGCACGTACTCGATAGCGACAAAGCACCTGTTGTTAAGGGCGCGTATAGTCGATACGCCCTGGCGCGTCTGCTGGAAAGCACAAACAGGGTACTGGCCCGCGAGGCGACGCAGACGACAACCGTTTTTGGTACGAACTACCAGAAGACGATGCTGGGTATGACCCGCCAGATTTGGCCCCGTATGTTTGGTCAGCAGCTTGTGTCGGTTCAGCCGATGGATCGTCCCACCGGCCAGATTTTCCACCTGGCACTGACCCGCGATGACGGTTCGACCGAGGGAGTGCGGCCCACGGACGACGCTTCTACGTGGAACGCCAGCCGATACGGCGTTTCACGCACCTACAGCGACCACACGACCGGCGAGGGGGGCGAAATTCAGAAGGGTATGGCCCTTTCGATCACTAGCTCCTCGGTTGAGGTTACGAAGGTTAAGAAGCTAAAGGTGGCGGCCAGCTGGGAGCTTGAAACCGACCTGGCGGCCTACCACAACCTGAACGCACTGGATCTGTTGCAGGGCGCGGCTACTGACCAGATCGCCTACGAGATTGACGCGGATATTGTGCGCGCCGTTCGCAACGCGGCCATTGCGCACCGGACGGTTACGTTCGGCCCCGCGCCTTCCGGCTATCCGGTTGAGAAGTGGCCCACCCGTTTGCAGCGGGCCATTCTTATGGCTGACCGCGCCGTTAACAAGGCCAGCCTGCGTCAGCCGAACGTTATGGTGGTCGGCTACGACGCAATGACCGAGCTAATGGATTTAAACACCTTTATCTTCGCACCTGCCCCGGGTTGGGATCAGGGTAGCTACGGCCTTGTGCCGGTGGGTTCGTTTAACGGCGTTTACAACGTCTTCCTGAGCCGGACGATCCCCGACAACGAGATTTTGCTGGGCCGGAAGGGTAGCGGCTTTTTGGACGCGGGTATTGTCTACGCGCCGTATGTGGCGCTGTTCATTACAGACCGCTTCTTTGACGTAGAGACGCAGAAGACGACGCAGAGCTTCGCCAGTCGTTATGACCTGTTTACTATGAGCAACACGAGCTACGCTCGCGTGGTACTTGACCCGAATGCCCCTGCTGGAATTGCCTAAATCATAGGCGTTCCGCTCCCGAGAGACCCTTTGCTAGAATACAAACAGAAGGAGCCGATACCTACCTGGGTGTCGGCTCCTTTTGTTTTTCTCGTGTAAAGGAGCCAGCTATGCGCGGTGTGTATCAAATCACAGTCAAACGACCGGACAAAGAAGAATTAGTGTACGTAGGCCAAGCAAAGAACGTCCGTTCGCGATTTAACGCCCACCGGCGCGGCCTTGTGGCGGGCAGGCACGCGAACAAACACCTTCAAAACGCCTACGACAAATACGGGGCGCGTGCCTTTTCTTTCACTTTGCTGGAGCTACTGGACGCCGTAGAAGATATGACGCTGTACGAGGCGGAATGGTTCGATACGTTAGTGACGCGCTATGGACGACAAAACGTAGCCAATCACTACCGACCGGGCGCGCTGCCTGTCGGCAAAGTAAAAGAGGCCGCCTAATGGCTAGCATTCCTTTTGGGCCGGTGACGACCCGCGTACCTTCTGTTGATTGGCTATTGGAGTACAATCGCGCAGGTCGCTTTTCCGCCGCGCTGGTACGTACCGCCCACGGAGTTGACGGCGGGTGGAACGAGAAAAACCGGCGCGCCCTTTTGCGCGGCGTTGAAACCGTAGTAGTCGGCTCCACCAACGGCGACCCCTCGTATGGTGGTATCGCTAAAAAGTTCTGGTATCCCGAACCTGCTGCAACCCTGGCAGAGCTTCGCCCGTGGCTGCGTTTGCGGCCTACGCTTACCGTGAAAATTGGTAACGAGCCGGACGTAATTTGGGAGCAATTGGGCCAGGACGAAAAACATTGTTGGGTTTATCACTACTTTCTTGATCAAACGATTACTGATATTCGCGCTGAGTTCCCGCAAGCTAAAATCATCGCCCCCGGCCCCCGCATCGGTACGCCGAACTGGCATCGCTGGCTCGAAATTAGGGCCGACGTTTACCGGCGATGCGACTTTGTAGGTCTACACGTATACGGGTGGTGGCAGATTGTAGGCGACGGAAAGCGCGAGCTAGAGACGGCGCTGCCGGTATACAATCGTTTGTTCCCCGACAAGCCTATCTGGATTACGGAGCTAGGCATTAACGCGGGCGCGCTGTCGGCTCGTGAAAAGCTGGCACGCTATCGAGCTACCTTACCTTTGCTGCCGTCCCGCGTAGCGGGGGTGGCTTTCTATAATGTACATACGCCTGCGGAGTTTCACACGGAATACGCCATTCCGCGAGAGGCATTGTAAAAGAAAGGAAACCTAATGGACGGCTGGCTACTCGTGGTCACATTGGTGTACGTGGGTATTTTGGTGGTCGGTATTTTCGCATTGGCCGACACCAAAGACGTAGATACGCGAGACGAGTAATACCCGGGGCGGTGTAATTCGCAGAAAAGCAGCCCTTCGCGGGGCTGCTTTTTCGTGCGCAATAAAGGAGGGCGCTTGTTTACAGTAACCTACACCGGGCCGGGGGTTTACGGTATTCCTGGGATTGGAGAAGTGCTTCCAGGTCAGCAGTTTGCGGCTGCCCCAAATTTGCTACCTTGGCTAACCTCGAAACCCGATATTTTCTCTGTGGAAACCGACACCTACGCCACGTTAGCTGAAAAGCGCCTGGGCTACTTTGGCCCGGTTTCGGCGGCCTTTGGGTACGGTGGGGCGGGTATTACGATTTTGCGGGCACTTTCGTTGCTGGACTACGAAGCCCGCGTAGCGCCGCACTACGCCGATAGCGCGCAATGGGGGGTTGTCAATACAACCGATCTACCTGCGGACGCGGCTATACAAATCGCACACCGGGATTGGCTGCCTGAACTTGATATAGTTCATTGTTTGCCGGACGATCTGCCCCGCGCTAAGGCAAAGCGCCGCGTTATGTGGACGATGTTTGAAAGCGACCGCGTACCTGACGGCACTATTTCCGGCTTTGGCAACTGGCCGGAGCTTATTAACCGGGGTGCGGAGCGGCTAATCGTCCCCTGTCGGCACAACGCAGAGGCTTTTGCAAACGGCGGGGTCGAAGTCCCAATTACAGTAGTTCCTTACGGACTTGATACGGACGTATGGCCGTATATGGAGCGCCCCGAACGCGATACGTTTACGGTGGTGCTATTCGGAGACCTGACCAATCGAAAAGGGCCGTTTGAGGCAGTAGAAGCGTTTCAATTGGCCTTTCCGAACGAGCGTAACGTCCGGCTTGTCTTGAAAACGCAGCACGGCGTACTTGGAAACCGTATGCGCGTAATCCCCACTTTCGCCGACACCCGCATTTCTGTGGTGTCTGAGACCTGGACGCGGGCACAGTTAAAAGCTTGGCTGTACGACGCGGACTGCTTTATCTGGCCGAGCCGGGGGGAGGGTTGGGGGCTTTGCCCGCTCCAAGCAGCGCTTACCGGGCTTCCCCTAGTAACAACTACGCATACGGGTATGGCCGAGTGGTACAACCCCCTTTACTTCTACGGGATTAAGGACTCCGGCACAAGCGAAAGTCCACTCGGCGGTCTTTGGTTTGAGCCGGACGTAGAAGACGCAGCCTTTCAGTTGCGGTCGGTTTATGAAAATCGCAAGAAAGCGCTATCCAAAGCAAAACGCGGAGCCGCTTACGTCAGGAAAAACTTTAGCCTGGAAGCGTTCGCGAGGCGTTTAGGTTCGCTCCTCACAGAACTTTAAAAGACGCTCTTTTGCTGGGGAACGTATGAACGACCGGCTATCACTTCTTATTGTCGCCCACAACGAAGAGGCGCTTCTAGCCGAAGCTATTCTGGCAGGGCGCGTGTACGCAAATGAAGTTGTAGTAGTAGTGCAACAGTCCAATGACCTTACCCTCAAAATCGCCTGCGAGCTGGCCGACACCGTGCTGGAACAGCCGAAAATGGGGGGCTGCGAGTTTAGCCGCAAAGCCGGAATTGAAGCCTGCCAGGGGGCCTGGGTATTGCAGCTAGACGCAGACGAGCGGCTAACCGACTACGGTCAGTCGCAGTTGCGAACCCTCCTGCGCGCCCCCAACACCGCTTATGCCCTGCGCCGCGTAACGACCGTAGACGGCCAGCTTATCGAGGACGCCTACCATCTGCGGCTACTTCGACCCGACCAATGGGACGGGGACTACTTGACGGTACATCGCGCTCTTGGGGTAAACCACACCATTGAGGTAGGCACGGTGGGCGCTTTGCCAGTGATTGACCACCACAAAAGCGGCACGCGCCAGGCCGAGGCCGACGAACGTTACCGCCGCTACGGCTATACACGAAGCGAGGCTCGCCCCGAGTGGGCAAATATCGCCTGGACGGTGCGGCATAAATAAGGAGGCTACTATGGAGTTTGAAGGCATTACGGAGTATACCTACACCGAAGCAGACGTTCGCCGTCTGGACGCGACCTTTACCTATCACGAACCAAAGGGAGACCAGGCCCGCCGTTACGCCTTACTTCGGGCCAGCGCTCGCGCCTTTGCAGAAGCGATGCTGACGTATTGTCCGCCCTCTAGGGAGCGTTCCCTTGCGCTTACCGAGTTGGAGATTGCGCTGATGCAGGCAAACGCCGCCATTGCCCGAAACGAGTAATGTATGGCCGAGGTGAACCTTACAATTCAAACAAACGCAACGTTTGACCGGCTCTTCGTATGGACGAATACGGACGGGTCACGACGTTCGTTGGCGGGCTACAAAGCGCAAATGCAAGTGCGCAAAGCGCCCGGAAAAGCGCTGCTGCTTAACCTTACTAGCGCAGGGGGCGCAATTAGGCTAGAGCAGGACGACCACCAAAATAGCGTGGTGGGTGTGTTTCGCGTCGTAATACCCGCTGCGCTGACTGCAAATATACTTTCCACCGGGCCTTTTCCGTACGACCTGCGTATATGGGCTGACAATTCGCTACAAGAGCCTGCGTACCGTTTGCTGGAAGGGCTAGTCACCTTCGACGTAGGAGTGTCGATCAATGAGTGACCCGGTTATTGTAGTGGCCCCCCCGGCAACCGTTTTAGCTGTGTCCGGGCCAACAGGAGCACAAGGCCCTGCGGGGCCTGCTGGGGCCGTAGGGCCTGCCGGGGCTGTAGGGCCTGCTGGTGCCGTAGGGCCAACAGGAGCACAAGGCCCACAGGGAGAACCCGGCCCTGCGGGGCCTGCTGGGGCCGTAGGGCCAACAGGAGCACAAGGCCCACAGGGAGAACCC